TGTCTCTCGATGTCTCTCTAGTTTCTTTCGCGTCAGATTGTTCTCGTATGTCTTTTAGCTTAGATTCAAACGATATGTAATACTCAACTGCTTTGTCGTTTGCTTCTAGTGAGAACAGTATGTCTGTATTGCTGAGATACACACTGTTTTCTTTAGATAGTAACATCCAACTTTGTGCAAAAAATCCTTCTACTGGGTCAAGAGTTATCTTGATAGGATTCTTTATGGTGATGCCATTGGGATTGTTGGAAACGAGATTGGCAAGTAAGTCGTCTCCCGAATGCATTTTGATATGAAGTAACATAAGCTATCCTCCAATATTGACATTATATATCTTGTATTCAAAACCCTCATCATTATATATACTAACTCTCTCCATGAAATGCTTAGTGGCAAAGTTCTTTGTTTGCTTCCACTGTAAGTCATCAACAATATCGTAAAGCGTAGCCTTACTGTCCGAGGAACTCTTTCGCAGCACTCTACCTATAGATTGTAGATTTCGTATCTTAGATTTAGACGGACTAGCAAAGATAATGTTATCTAGTCTCTTGATGTTTATTCCAGTACTGAAAGTTCCGTAACTGGCACATATAATATTATCATCACTGGTCTCGACAAATCTTCTAACGTCTTCGCGCTCTTCAGCACCAATACCACCGTGGATAAAGTGTACATTCTTACCCTCTTTTTTAAGTAGAGGATATAAGACTTTGCCATGCTTCTCGACAAATTGAAACAGTATAAGCGTGTTGCCACTAAGACTGTGTGCTAAATTTCTAATATACTTATTGCGTGAATCGTTGGTGACAATAAAATCAATCTCTTCTTGATAAGTCTTACCTTTAGTTTGCTTGCGAATAGCATCAGGATATTGTAAGACAATTGCGACAATTCCAAAATCCGCTAAAGTGTTATCAGCGATCAACTTCTTGGTCTGCGTGACTTCGAATACTGATCCGAACAGACCTTCAAGAACTAATTTATTTGTCTCCGTTCCGTCAAGCGTACCAGTAAAGCCGTAACGATATTTACAGTCTGGCAATTTTTCTAATATTGACGTGAGTGATTTGGCTTTAAAGAGATGCGCTTCGTCTCCAATAATAACATTGAATTTTGCAAACCAATCCTTTCTCAACTTATATACTGATTGCCATGTACTGATCGTGATATCTGCATCCACATCTTTATCTACACCGCCTCTAATTTTGTGTATGCTCAAATCTTGTCCATTATTGTATTCGATAAAGTCTGAAGACATCTGTTCAACCAAAGACGTAGTAGGCACAATAATTAACACCTTACGCCCATTAGCTTCAATGTGGAAGCGGGTAAGTAGATATATTATAAGAGACTTACCAGAGGCTGTAGGAGATAATAGCATAGCTCTATCGTACTTCAGTGCATGTACTACAGCAGTGTTTTGATAGTCTCTAGGAGTAAATGTTGCACTAAACTCTTTCGCTAGATCATATCCAGCAGATTCTGGTATTTGATTATTGGCTAGTAGTCCAGTTTCAAGAGTTACTTTATAGTCTCTGACATCGCAAAATTTGATTATGTATGGAACAAGTCCTCGATAAATCATGCCAGTCATTGCATTGAGCAGACGCACCTTACCGTCCCAGACCTTGTTGCGTACTGCTGGCATGAATTTAGCGCCAGGTACTTCAAATGTGAAGTAGTCTGACAACTCCATCTTCACGCCTGGGTCTGCATTGACTCGAACCCAAACTTCATTGACCTTCTCTATACTCACTTCATCCATTAAGTGCCGACCCTAAACTTTTCCCAATCTATAATGGCGCGTATCGCAAAGCCCCTATTATTGATTTGTTTGATTATGGCTTCTAGATATTCGACTTTTTGCGCTTGCTCACCCAGCTTCAAAGATGCTGAGATCATATCATCGTCTGCCTCTAGATATGATGGAATGTCTTGACGTAAAATCTTTAAAGGTTGAGGCTTCCAACCAAACTGCTTTAGCTCAGTATCGTCTAGCTCTCCACGATAATATTCAGTCTTCAATTTGAAAAGCTTTTTGTATTCGGCTTTCATCTTACGATGGAGATAACCTTCACCCATGTAGATTTTGAAGTACTTGTTATGTAGCTTTGGTGTTTCTGATGCTTCTCTAGATATGTTTATGGTATCAACTGGACCATCTTTTTCCCACAGGTCAATAATATCCTCTAACTTCATTCATTTTCTCCATAATTAAAATATGTGTAGCCTTTAAACTACTCAACTTCAAAGCGACTCTATAGTATAATTAGCATACCTGAAAGTCACATCAAATGTTGGGGGATTGATATCACTATCAGTAGTATTTAGTGATATGCTTCCAATGGAAACTGGAAACATGTCTTCAATACTTAATTTTATACTAGGATTTTTATTGCTGTTTAGTACAATGAGACTCGCACTAGATGTAATACCCTTTCCTGCATTAAGACCGCTTTTCGTATTTTTTTCTAGAGCTGCATATCCTGTAAAGTCTTGTGGTCTGGTAATGGCTTCTAGCCAAGACATACACTCTTTAAAGGATAGCATTCGCTCATCTGCTATAATACTCAATGTTAGATCATCATACGTAAGAAGATCACCCGGCATTAAAATTGCTTTGAATGGAGTCTGTATTTCAGTACTTCCTGAGCTGATGCCTGGAATATTTACTTGCTGCACGTAGAATTCTACATTAGGCAATCTGTTAATAACGAACTTAAACTCTACTGATGATAAGAAATTATTTGTAGCCATATAGTATCCTCCATAGCATTATTTATACGCAAAAAAAAGGAGCCCCGAAGAGCCCCTTTGAAGATTAGCTGGGTTAAACCCAGTCTTCTTTTTATAGCAAGTTAGTAACTAATGTTCTACGGTAGTAAACGTTCTCATTAGCAACAATTGCTCCAGCGTTGGATGTAGTAGTATTTGCGAATGGGTTTGAAACCATTCCGTAACGAGTCTTGAAACCAATCTTAGACTGGAACGAGTTTTCACCAACTGCACGAACCATCTGAAGAGGTACGTATGGGCAGTAGAAAAGACCAGCATCAAAAGTACTAGAACCTTTGTAACCGACAACCATGTAGTTAGCTCCGGCATATGGATCAACATAAACCTTGAAGCGACCATTCAGAACACCGGCAAAGGTATTGCCCGTATCATCAGGGTTGAGGCTGTTACTAGCGAGAGCAGGAGTGTAATCAAGAACGCCAGCCATCTGAAGTGCAGAAGCAACGTCAGAAGAACATAGGATCAAGTTACCTTTACCGCGGCGAGTAGCTTTAGCGATTGCGTTAGCTTCTTTCTCGATTTGGAACATAAGACCTTTAAACTTCTCTACACTCCAACGACCGTTTGCATCAACGTCTAGGTTGAAAGTTCCGCCAGTAGCAGTACCAGTCTGTGAACCGGCAACAGCAGTAGCATAAACTGTACGAATTACTTCACGGTTGATTTCAGCTAGAAGTTCAGCAGAAAGCATGTTAGCAAGTTCAGTTTCAGCGTCTAGACCGTGAACAGCTTTCAAGTCTTGAGCTAGTTCTGATGAGTACTCAGCTTTCAAAGCACGAGACTTAGCAGTTACAGATACCTTATCGATAGAGAAAGCCATCTCAGCAAATGGGCTAGTTTGTGTAACGGGATCAGCAGCAGCACCACTATCAGAAGTATTAACTGCGTTTGCACCACCAAGTGCTTCACCAACAGCAGTGGACATACCAGTACCAGTAGTTTCGGAACCGGCACCCAATTCGTTAAGATGTGCGGGCGATGCTGCACCAGAAAAGTCAGAATCAGCTTCGTTAAACAGTGCTTCGGTGCCAGTTTGGCTCTCATATCGCGACTTCATAGCAAAGATAAGTCCAGTAGGACCAGTCATTGGCTGAACACCAGCAATATCATATGCAACTAGATTAGGCATTGCACGGCGTACAAGTGAGATCAGTACGGGATCAGCGAAATCGATGTGACCATCGCCAGCAGTGGAAGAAGATGCGCCCATTGCGTTTGTGGGAGCTGCTTCATTTATAAGAGATGTCTGTCCAAGGCTTGAACCTTCGCGAACAGCATTTTCGGTGTTCTCAAGAAGAGTGGCAGTAACAGCCGCTCGATGAGCGTTTTGGATTTCAGGTAGAGCACCGTGCTCTAGAACTGGCTTCCATTTTTGCATTAATTCTTCGTTTCTCATTATGGTTCTCCTTTTTGAGATTTTTACTTAGTATTATTTATAAAAAGTTGTTATGCGTTAGTAGAGCGACTAATAGAATCAACGTAACGAGAGACCGCTGGATCAACGTACTCAGGCTTCGCTTCTTCTGTGACTTCTTCCTGTAGAAGATCAGTTTCGTCTTCGATTACAGGTGCTGACTCAGTAAAGTAGTTAGCTTTAATAGCTTCCACTTTAGTTACGTACTCATCAATTGATTCATGAGAAACGCCTTCTGAGAGAACACGTAGTTTTTCAACTTGAGTGTCAGTTAAGTCCTCAGAAATAGTTTTGAATGCGATTTCGAGATCAGCAGTTTCTTTTGCTTGTCGAACTTCAATGACTTCTTCAACAAGATCGTTATACCTAGAAGAAGACTCTGCGAGTTTTTCTTCAAGTTCTGAAACGACATCTCTTTCCTCGTCATCGATATCCAAGTTATGCTCAGTTACCAGACCCTTTATACCGTCTAGCAGAGATTCTGCGACTTCGACTTTAATGTTGCTTTCGATCTCAACAGCATTGTCTTCCATCCAGCTTTCTACTACGTACTCTAGGTACTGATCAACTTTCTCTACCAAATCCTCTACAGTAGCATCAACTTGCTCTTGTAGCTCGCTTTCAAATTCTTCTTGCAATTCAGCTTTAACGGCTGTAATTTTTTCTTGGACTGCTGCTTCAAAAATAGCAACTGTCTTAGTTTTGAATTCTTCAGAAAGATCGCTTCCTTCAAACATACGGGCTATAGACTCTTGCATCTCAGCATCGTCTTCTTTCTTCTTCTTCTTTTTATCAACAGGCTCAACAGGCTCTGATGTCTCATCTGAATCATCAGACTCTACAATAGACTCCTCTTCGTCTAAGATAAGATCATTTTCTTCTAGTTCTACACTCATATTGTTTCTCCTTTAATTGTAGAATTGATTTTAGGTCGTTCTTTTATTTATAAAAATCATGTGTCTGACAATGAACTTACAAATTTTTCAAAAAGAGCTGCTGCTTTAATTTCTAATTCTCTAGAGGAAGCTCTTGATGAACTCCTAGTCGAAACTTTAACAATCTCTTTAATCTCTTCTTCGATTTCGTCCAAAACGTTAGCTGCTGTCCAAGAAGATGCTGCAACATCATATATCCAATCAACACCTTCCATAACGCCTTTTACAAAAGCATCGGGAGCAGAAGGATCAGCTACAATATCACCTGCTGTTGCCAGCATAAAATCGCTCTGAACTTCCATAATGCCCTTACTGTTCTTCTTAATCGATCCCATGCCACGAGAAGATATACCAACTAATCCACCTTCATCGATTATGTTTTTAACTATCTTGCCCATAGGAGTTTCCATGATCTTCGCTCTGCCCACAATATTAGAGCCTTCTCTTTTTAGCTCTGTAAAGATGTGAGAGGCGCGATCTAGATTGATTGTAGGCCCTTCAGGATGACCAAGCTCTCCATATGCTCTCTTCTTGTCTACGAAAGCTTCATTATAGCGATTCATCTCGTTCTCTAGAATGGAAACGGGATACACTCGACCATTCCTATTCTTGATATCACCCTGCATTATGATACCTTCAATGAAGTATTTTTTAGGTGCGCCATCTTCAGCTTCTTCAGTGATGTAATGCACGTCTTCTGACAATTCTTTAATTAATAGTGTCATCTTATTTAGTCGCCTGATAAGCAAATGCGACAAATTCAGCAAACTTCTTTTTGTCGTTAAGCATTTGACCGACTTTCTTTTGGTTGTCTTTGCTGAGTTTTTCATACACTTGCAGTAATAGAGATGCTGTGGTTAAATCAACTTTCTGCTTTTTACCGTTAGAGAATACAACATCTTTGTACTGCTTTCTCTTTACAATATCTCTAATATCATCAATGACTTCTTCAGATATCTCTTGATCGGTGTCTTCATAGACCTCTGCGGTTTCATCGTTTTCGTAGTCACGATCCGCGAATCTTTTTTCGCCAGAACGTTGAGAAGAATCAATTCTATCGACCGTCTCTGCTAATAGCATATCTTTAAAGCTTTGCATTTAAACCTCTACTCTTCGTCTATTTCAATTTCTGGCTCGGAGTCATCCTCGACTCCAAACATATTATTGTACTTGGTCTCCACGGCAGAAATCTGTCTGTCTGACATAATATCGTTAAAATGGGCTTCGAATCCCTCTGCATCTTTCTCAACAGCGGTTCTTATTAAATCTCTAATGCTCATTAATTTCTCCTATATTCTATTTATATTTTAAAATATTGTAACGAATCAATCGTCCATATCATCGTCATCGATTGGATTTTCCTTTTCCTCGATGTCAATTTCTTCCTTCATCTTATCAATCTCATCTTCACTCATGAAAAGAACGTTTTTACGTATCCAACCAGAGGAATAGTATTTGCCTGTATACTCATCAATGTCTCTGAGTATACCTATTCTCTCTCTCAAAATCTCACTTGTCTTCAATTCTTCAAAGTAATTATCACTCATAAAGTCGTATCTAATACCAGACTGTATGTTTTGCCAATCTTCAGGAGCTATGATTCCTTTTAGTATCAGTTGTTTTTCTAGTAACTTGTCGAAAATCGTAGAAAATCTTGCACGTAATCTATTTATGAACTTACTAAACTTAATCTCATCTCTTGATATTTCACTTGCTCTACCTAGAGCAAACCCTGTCTCCGATTCCATTCTAGATATGGGTACATTTAGAGCCTTAAAGAGTCTCTTTTGAAAGTATATTACATCGTCAAGTTCGCCCAAGTTCTGTCCGCCCGGCAATGTAGTAATTTCAGTTCCTCTTCCGCCTTCTCTTCGTGGTAGCCAAAAATCATCTGTCATAGAAAGATGTCTTCGGTCATCCTTAACATCACCAGTGGTCATATCATAAACAAGGCGATTCTTATGCTTAGTCATCATGTCTCGTAGATACTGCTCTGCTTTCATTTTTGGCAGATTACCTACATCGATATAGAAAATGCGTCTCTCTGGTGCTCTAGAAATTCTGTATATTACCACAGCATCTTCTAGCATTCTCAACTGGTTAAGAGGCTTATATGCTTTATGCATATGAGATAGTACTAAGCTACTGGACTCGTTAAGTAGACCTGAGTTAGAGTTTACTATAGAATCTTTAGCGATCTTTAGTCCCGATAATCCACTATGAGTTCCATCATTGCTAAAACTTGATTGGTTTCCTGATATATTATTGAAAC